CAAACTGGGCCACCTATACGGTGGCCCTTTCTTTTTGCGTTGGGGCATTGTATGATTCGGCATCCCTGACGGCATTCCGCCGACACTAGCCACGACAGGAGATCCACATGGCTAATACGACCTTCTCTGGTCCGGTACGTTCTGAGAACGGCTTCCAGTCCATCACTAAGAATGCCACCACTGGCGCGGTCACTGTTGACGCGACCCTTGGCGCTGCCACTTCGGTAGACAGTGTTACGGTGGCCGACTTCGTCAAACTCACCGCTATTGCGACCTCGGCCCTACCGGCAGCGGCAGCGGCTAACGCAGGGCAGGTTCGCCTTATCAACGACAACGGGGCCGGTGACAACGAGTACTGCCTTGTTATTTCGACTGGTTCTGCTTGGGTCACTGCGGTTGGAGCGGCCCTTAGCTGATAGGAGATCGGCATGGCCGGATCTGACGTAAAGGCGAAGTACATCGCAGCGGACACGACGGCTGCTGACGCTGACGGGGTCTGCCAATCGCAGACCCCGGCTGCGGGTGGCGAGCAGGCGCTGACCATCAACGGTGCGCTGGCCTCGGGTGGGGTGGCAACATTCGTTGCGGCCCGACTGATCACGATCACCTCTGCTGGTGCGGACAGTGGTCGTACGTTCACGGTGACTGGAACTGACGTAAACGGCAACGCTCAGACGGAGACGATCACCGGGCCTGCGACGACCACGGTCACCGGCACGAAGTATTTCCGCACGGTGACCGAGGTTCTGGTGGATGACAACACCGCTGGTGCCATCACGGTTGGCATGGCCAACACTTCGCTGGATGTTGTCTATGCGGGCCGTGCGCGGCTTCGTGGGATCTACCTGATCCACACGGGCACGGCGGGCACGATCCCGTTCCGTAACGGTGGGGCCACGGGCACGGCGATGCTGACGGTTCCGACGCCTGCCTCGGCGAACAGCACGCGTGATCTCGTGATCCCCGATGAAGGGATCATGTTCGATAGTGGGGCCTACATCACCTACACTGCCGGTACGACGGTCTTCTCGAGCTTCGTCGCGCTGTACAACTGAGGTGAGACATGCCGGTCTACGACATCAGATCGATATCGCAGGTCGGTACGGTAGAGCCATTTGAACTGCAGGTGTCCCGGGGTCAGATCCCGGGACATCGCGCTGTGATTGTTTTTGGGTACAACCCAGACGTAGATCAGACACGCGTCACTGTGTGGCCCTATACGGGGATCATACCGTTTCCTGCTACAGCCATTCAGATGAAGGTCAGTTCTTCCAATGCGAACGATACTGCTGCGGGCACCGGAGCAAGAACCGTTTATGTGGAGGGGCTTGATGCGAACCACAGAGAGATCTCGGAGACGGTTACTCTGAATGGTCAGACAGAGGTTCTGACGACGCAATCTTTCCTTCACATAAATGATGCGTATGTCGCGACCGCTGGTTCTGGGAACTCTGCTGCGGGGGACATTTACTTTGGAACTGGCACGGTAACGGCAGGTGTTCCAGCGACTGTCTACGACCTCATCAAGTTCGACTACAACCGGCGCATCACTGGCAGTTACACCATACCTGCTGGGCATACGGGCTACCTCGTGCAGGGGCTTTTCTCGGCGGGTCAGGCAGGCGGTTCTGCGCAAGTTGTTGGTCGCCTGCTCAGGATAGGTGCGGACAACATCCGCCGTACTGCCGCGATCACCACCGTCAACAACGGAGTGGCAGACTACACCTTTGAGTATCCTGTTTCCATCCCGGAAAAGGCTACGGTCGAAGCAACTGCTCAAGGCAGTGCTCAAAACAACGAAGCATCTTCCATGTTTATCTTGGTGTTGGTGTCAAATGGCTAAGTCTCCCGCATGGACGCGCAAGGAAGGCAAAGATCCGAAGGGTGGCCTGAACGCCAAGGGTAGGGCGTCTGCGAAGGCTCAGGGTATGAACCTCAAGCCTCCAGCGCCGAACCCGAAGACCAAGGAAGATGCTGGTCGTCGTAAGAGCTTTTGTGCCCGGATGTCTGGCATGAAGAAGAAGCTGACGAGCGAGAAGACAAAGAACGACCCGAACTCTCGTATCAACAAAAGCCTCCGGGCTTGGAAATGCTGAGGTTATCATGCCGCTGACGAAGAAGGGCGAGAAGATCAAGAAGGCCATGGAAAAGCAGTACGGCAAGAAAAGGGGCGAAGAGGTCTTCTATGCCGCTGAGAACAAGGGCACCATCAAGGGTGTTGCCAAGAAAGGATCGAAGAAATGATGAGCCGTGCTAATATGGGCAAGCAAATCGCCAACGCTCCTTCAAGCAAGAAGCCGAAGATGATGGCCAAGGGCGGCAAGACATTCAAGATGTGCTCCACTTGCCCGTCGCCTGCGAAGTGCAAGGCAGCGGGGCGTTGCCTGAAGGCGAAGTGATGAAGAAGCCCAAGTCGCGCGTCAACGAAGCTGGCAACTACACGAAGCCTTCCATGAGGAAGTCTTTGTTCGAGAGCATCAAGGCTGGCGGCAAGGGCGGCAAACCGGGTCAGTGGAGTGCGAGGAAGGCACAGATGCTGGCGCAGCAGTACAAGGCCAAGGGCGGGGGGTATCGCGATTGAAGGCCCCTCAGAAATCCCTGAAGGCTTGGACAAAGCAGAAGTGGCGCACCAAGTCTGGCAAGCCATCTACCCAAGGCCCTGAAGCCACGGGAGAGCGGTATCTGCCAGAGAGTGCCATCAAGTCTCTGTCGTCGTCTGAGTACGCTGCAACGACCAAGGCGAAGCGCGAAGGAACCCGCAAGGGCAAGCAGTTCGTGGCACAACCAAAGAGCATCGCCAAGAAGACGGCGAGACATAGGGGCACCAAGTAATGGCTGTAGTCACGCCAGACCTGCCGGAAATCTTCGAGGAAGCCTATGAGAGGGCTGGCCTTGAGATGCGTTCTGGCTACGATCTGAAGACTGCACGTCGCAGTCTCAACCTTCTCACATTGGAGTGGCAGAACCGTGGTCTCAATCTCTTCACTATTGAGGATGGTACGCAGGCTCTTACAGCGGGCACTGCGACTTATACCCTCCCGTCGGACACAATCGACATCATCGAGCATCAGCTCAGAACCGGCACAGGCGTCAATCAAATCGACACCGCCGTCGAGCGCATCAGCGTCTCAACCTACGCCCAGCAAACCAACAAAAACACCCAAGGCAGGCCCACCCAAATCTACGTCCAAAGGCTCCCGACCGAAACCAAAGTGACGCTGTGGCCTGTGCCTGACAACACCACGACCTACACGCTGCTGTACTACCGCCTGAAGGGCATTGACGGCCTTGCTGCTGGTATCGGGTCTTCGATCACGTCTGTGCCTCCACGCTTCGTCCCAGCCCTTGTGGCGGGCATGGCTTACTACATCGCCATGAAGAAGCCAGAGGTTGCCAATCGTGTGGCTGGCTTGAAGCAGGAGTACGAGTTCCAGTTCCAGCTTGCTGCTGGTGAGGACGAGGAGACTGCCTCGATCAAGTTCGTACCCTACGACACGTTTATGATGGGTTAACCATGCCGTACGCCAGAGCGAAGCACGCCTTTGGTTTCTGCGACAAGACGGGTTTCAGATACCCGCTCAGAGATCTTGTGCCTGAGTATCAGAACGGCGTGAAGACTGGCTTCCTTGTTGGCAGGGATGTGTTCGATCCTGACCAGCCTCAGAACTTTCTTGGCAGGCTGAAGATCAACGATCCTCAGTCGCTGTTGAACCCGAGACCTGACACAAGCCAAGCCGCCTCTCGCGCGCTCTTTGGATGGAATCCCGTTTGGAACCCAATCCAGTACATGGTAGGTTCTGTGGGAGAAGTGACTGTCAACACTACCAATGGAGTCTGAAATGAAGAACGGCATGAAGAAGATGATGGGCGGTGGCTACATGAAGCCCATGGGTATGAAAGAAGGCGGCAGCATGAAGATGGTTGAGAAGGGCGGGAAGAAGGTTCCTGCTTTTGCTGCCGATGGCAAGGGCAAGATGGCCTACGGCGGCAAGGTCAAGAAGATGGCCATGGGTGGTTCCTGCCGTGGCATGGGCGCTGCCAAGCGTGGCGGCAACTTCAAGATGGCGTAAGTTCACATGAACTATTCCGAACTCGTTCAGCTAGTCCAAGACTACACCGAGAACAACGAGACCAGCTTTGTCTCGAACATCCCGAACTTCGTCCGTCAGGCCGAGGAACGGGTGTTTCGGACTGTCATGCTGCCCGAGCTTCGGAAGAACGTGACCGCGACAATGACGGCGGGCAATCAGTACCTTGCCCGTCCTTCTGACTTCTTGGCTGTGTTTTCTATTGCTGTCGTCGATGGCGATGGAGACCACAACTACATGTACGACAAGGACGTGAACTTCATCAGGGAAGCGTATCCTACCTCGGCGACACAGGGTCTTCCGAAGTACTACGCGCAGTTTGATGGGGACTTCACCACACCGCCGTCTCCGGGGAACTTCATTCTAGGCCCGACGCCGAACGCGAACTACTCGGTGGAGTTGCACTACTACTACGACCCGCCGTCTATCGTGACATCTGGCACATCGTGGCTTGGTGACAACGCAGAGACTGTGCTGCTCTATGGCACGCTGATCGAGGCGTACACCTACATGAAGGGCGAGCAGGATCTGATTGTGCAGTACACAGAGCGGTATCGTGAGGCTCTGGCGCAGCTTGGCGGGGTCAGCATCAGAAGTGGACGTGATGAATACAGGGATGGGAGACTTGTAGCATGACCGTAATCCGTATGCCGAATGGATCAGAGTGGGCACCCGCAACGAGCGTGGACTTGGTTCACTGCGCTAGCTGCGGCAACGCTGTGGACACGCCCGAGGAAGAGGCAACGTACCCTGATGGGAATTGTCCTGACTGCGGAAACTCGTGGACTGGGTCTGAGAACAAAGGTGTGCGGATCACCGTGACGGCACCCAAACAGTTGAGTGGATCGACGCTGTGATAGCCGCTCTGAGCATAGACCTTCCGAAAGACTTCAATGTCATGGTGCGCACCACGCACAAGCGTGGGTTTACGCCGGAAGAACTCGCGCAGCAGTGTGCAGAGAAGATCGTCAGCATCTCTGATACGGCACCGCAAGCGATCAGGGATCAGGCGTATGCCTTCAGAAAGCGTGTGGAGCAGGTGGTTCTGCTCTATCTAAAGCAAGCCGTTCACAGCGACCGGACGACTGTGTATAATGCAATCATGGATGCTGGCCAGCCGGGGCTTGCAGAA